AGTATCATTAAATTTCCATACAACGCCATCACAAGGATACTCATCTTTAAAAGACATAATTATATTATTTGCTGATTTAACCTCATCTGTTGGTGTATTAGTAATAAAATATACTATTTCAAATCCATAAGATTGAATCTCGGCCAATTTTTCACTTAATAAATTATAATTACTGCCGACAATAACATCCCAAGCAATAAAAGACAATTTTCTTTCTTTTACTAACTGAGTATCTAATACATTCAAAGCACCTGCTGCCGCGTTTCTTGGATTTTTGAACTCATTATTTTTGTTGATTTCTTCAAAATCAGAAATTTTAATTATGGCTTCTCCATCAACAATGAGTTCATTTTTATATGAAATTTCTAATGGAACATTTTGAAATTGTTTAATATGTTCAGTAATATCAGTGCCTTCTACTCCATTACCGCGAGTGTTTGCGGAAATCAATTTACCATTATTATATTTGATGCGGACTGATAAACCATCAAGTTTTATCATAGCAATCATATCTTGACCATTCGCAAATTCCGCAACCTCCTCGTTGGAGTGGCACTTATCTAAACTAAGCATAGGTTTTGGCGTAATAGGAACTTTTTTAAGGGAAGACAAGACAGTTGCTCCTACCTGTTGCGTTGGACTATTGGATAAAATTATATTATTATCTTTTTCGAATGCCGCAAGTTCCTCTAATTTTAAATCATATTCTTGATCACTCATTATAGGATTGCCAGAATTATAATATGCGGCACAGGCTTTATTTAATTGCTCTATTGCCTTTAAGCATTCTTGAATATTACGCAACATTTTTTCTATTCCTTTCTTACAACCAATTATATTATATCATAATTATTTTATTTAATCAAATCATTCTATTTTTGAACCATTAATTTGTGTTGATTTTCTTTTTTTCGCTTGATGAACAGCTTGCCTTGAAACCCCTAAATATCTACCAGCTTCTGAAAAAGAATCAAATGGTATTTCATCTATAATACAGATAAATGGTACTTCTATTTCTTCTAATGGTTCGTCTGTATAATACAAAAAGTATTTACTTTTATAACGAGTTTTTTCTCTTAAAGCCTTCTGGATTCCAGTGGTTTTAAATCCTTCTAACTGGATATCTTTTACTGTTTTATAAGTAGATTCTAATTCGCCACCAGCATTATATACAGCAATAAATCCTTTTGGATTTCCTGTATACTCACCTCTTCGTTGAAGTGTTTTTAAAGTAAATAATCGCTCATTTGGAGTATAATAATACATAGGTGGTTTTCTATGTTCTATAGAATAGTTATTAAATACATTATCATTTTGTTTATAAATTTTTATTTTTGTACATATTGGATATTCATTACTTGGTTTTGGGTATTCTAAAATATCAGAAGCAGGAGTTAAAGTTTTATCTAAACGTAATATATAAATAAATTGTTTAGTTCATGTTTTTCTAACATCTGAATATAAACTGCATATACCCTCTGTAAATGGAATTGATTCAGAGCAATTATGTTTATATAAATACCATAAAGTTGTCAAATGGCGTTCTTGCCCATCCAATAATCAAAATCCTTCAGAAATAAAATATCCTAAATATTCTCAATTTGTTGCTTGATAAATATATCCATAATTACCTTCTTTACGGCCGGAATAAGAAACTAATAGTCGTACATTTGGGCGGTATTTTTTTATTCATTTAATACCAAGAGAAATGGCTTGTGATTCTGAATTTTTTCCTTCTGAATCAGCCATACAAAATCTATTTAATTCAAGATATTCTGATTTTTCTATTGACTCTTTAACATATCTATCAAGTTTAATTTTTTCTTGAAAAGAACAACCTCATTGGAGTACTCCTACTAAAAGATTATCTTCTTTTCGGAATACTCCAAGATTAAGAATTGCCTTTTTAAATCCTACCCCAGAATAATGTCAAGCAGATGTAAATTGATATGCTTTTGACGAGTTTATCTGGTCTATAAAATATCTTTTATTTTCAATCATAATTATACCTTTGATACTGATTGTATCTTATCTTTTAATGTGATATTACCTGCGGCGGTGCGTCCTAAAAGTGGAATATCTTTCGCTGAAATACAAATTGATTTAGAACTACCAACTACCAATACCTGGTCTTCATCGCTCAATAAAGCGGCTGCCGCAACTTCATCATTAGACTTATAACAAATGATACCTTTACCGCCACGTTTCTGTAAAACAAGATCGTTTGGTGAGATTTTCTTACTGAAACCTCCAGTTGAAAATATGCCAAGTGTATCATTACTATCTCTAACGACTAATGTAGCAATTACTTCATCATCGTCATTGAGATTTATACCTTTTACACCAGAAGTAGTTCTTGACGTTGCTGAAATCTCAGTTGAATTGAACTTAATACACATACCTTTCTTAGTAATAAGAATTATTGGTTCATCTTTAATTAAAGATACGCTGGCTAAATTATCACCTTCTCTTAATGCGATTGCGGCGATACCTGTTTTCTTTTTTGTTTTTGTGTATTCTTCTAATGAAGTTTTCTTTACTAATCCATTTTTTGTTGTAAACAAGACATATTTTGCGTCAGTATCTCTATAAATTGAATAGATTACTGTTGGATTTTCATTTGGTTGCATTTGAATTAAATTTTTAACAGAAATACCTTTTGTTGTATTTGTTCCTTCAGGAATTGAATCTACGATCAAACGATACATGTTACCCTTATCTGAAAATACCATAAGAGAATCAACTGTATTTGTACGAATCACCGCGTTTACAATATCATCAGTTGTTTTAACTCCATTGCCACCTCTGCGCTGTGTGCGGAATGAAGTTGCTGGAACTCGTTTAATCAAACCAGAATCAGTCATAATAACAACAACCTTCTCTGGTTCAACAAATTGAATTTCTTTATCCTCTTTTTTAATTTCAATTTGTGTTAATTCAGTTCTACGAGCATCTCCATATTTTTTAACAAGTGAAGCTAATACAATTTTAACGGTTTCGTATTGTGCTTTTGTATTATTTAACCAATTTGTAATTTCTTCAATATTTGAAATTAACTGCTTTTCTTCATTCTGTATTTCAACTTTTTCCAAATTGGCTAAACTACTTAATCTCATTGCGAGAATTGCTTTTGCTTGTTCCTCTGAAAAGTTGTATTTTTTGATTAACTCTTCTTTAGCACTTGCCGCAGAAGCTGATTTCCTAATTAAAGCAACAATATTGTCAATATCCTCAAGAGCTTTTAACAAACCTTCAACAATATGTAGTCTTGCTTTAGCTTTATTTAAATCAAATTCTTTTTCTCTTTTCAAACAATTCAAAGCATTATTTATATAAATTTCACAGCAGTCTTTAAGATTTAACTCTGTTGGAGTTTTACATACAAGCGCAACTTGATTATATGAGAAACTTGATTGAAGGTTCGTTTTAGCGAATAGCTGATTTGCTATATAATCAGAATTTCTATCACATTCAACTACAATTCTAACACCCTTTTTATTAGTTTCATCTCTTACATCAGTAATTCCTTCGATTTCTTCAGCAACTTCACCAATTTCCGCAATTAAAGATTCTACGTTTGTTCCATAAGGAATCTCATAAAATATAAGATTATTTTTTTCTTTTTTATACTTCGCTCTAATTTTAACTGAACCATGACCTGTTTTCATAATAACTGGAATATCATTTTTGTTGATGATAATTCCACCAGTTGGAAAATCCGGGCCAGGGAGCATTGGCTCTTTACCATCTATATAGTCGTTAATTGCTTGTGCAACCTCAGTTAAATTATGCGGTGCCCAAGAGCAAGCTAATGCGACACCAATACCGCTATTAGGATTACAAAGAAGGTTTGGGAAATATGATGGCAAAACCACTGGTTCTTCCATAGTTTCGTCATAATTTGGAATAAAATCCACATTATTTTTCTTTAATCCTTGTAACAAACCATCTTCTGCGATTTTAGCTAATCTTGCTTCTGTATAACGTGCGGCTGCAGGTCCATCACCGACGATATTACCATTATTACCATGCCAATCAATAAGGGGATATCGCATAACCCAATCCTGAGAAAGTCGAGCCATTGCGCCATAAATTGAACTGTCACCATGCGGGTGCAATTTACCCATTACATCGCCTACAATACGAGCTGCTTTAACATGCGGTTTTGAAGCGGTACGACCTTCCATAAGGCAAGAATATAAGATACGCTTTGCTACTGGTTTTAACCCATCTGCGGCACTGGGTATAGCACGATCGGAATTAACAGCATATGCATATTCAATAAAATTAGTATGTAATTCATTATAAATATCGTTATTCTGCATTATACCCCCTCCTTCTTTTTATTATATCACAATAAAATTGTGAAGAATTATAATCAAAAGATTTTATTCCTTTTAGTCGCATATAAGATATATATCGACCAATCGTTCCTTTTGAAGTTGGATGATGAAGATAATAATTAAACCAAATATCCAACATAATTGGATAATTCATATCTTTCAATATCGGGATAAAAGTTGATAGTTTTATGGGATCTATTTTTTGTGCAATTTCATCTTTTGTCATTTTTGTATAGTATGAATCATCTCGTTGTTTATAATATATTTCAGATAAATTATCGGTCTGCATTAACTACCTCCAGTTTATCCCAGGTTGTGTCATAAATCCTATTGTTCCATAATACTCTAACATAATATCCATAAAGATTATGAAATTCATTTATATATTCTACAATTTCGTCAGCAGGAATGTTTGAATACTTTAATGCTACTTGAGTCATAAAATCCTCATCGCGTATTTCTTTTAATGTTTTTAATTTTATATTATTCAGCATTATATAATCCCGCTTCATTGCTATGTTCTTTAATATATTCTTTTCTTAAACTTGCGCTTTGACCCATCAATGTTTCAAATAATTCATCAGTAGCTTTAATATCTTCAATAGTAATTTGTTTAATGATTCTATTATTAGGATCAGTCAATGTTTCTTCCGTTTCTTCAACTGACATCTCACCTACGTATTTATCCAATGTCACCATTGGTACTGACTATTTCTTCTTCCTTGCGGAAGGGCACCGTTTCCATCTGCGTATCAATAGCAGATGTACTCCCCAACAACGGGGATAGTCGATACAGGTTATACTACGATATCTTTTCAATTTTGATAGCTTCAAATATTAGTGAAACTACCTTTTGTTAATTTATCAGCATAGTCGGCATAAACATTTTTTAATGCTTCACCATTTTTTCTTCTTAATCTTATTTGTCTAACGTCATCTTCTGTAATTTTTGCTCTACCATTTTTTGAACCTTTGTTTGCAGTATCATGTAAGTGGTATGCTTTATTTTCAGACGTATATACTTCCATCATTACAGTCTTTCAAGTTTCACCTTTTCAAATTTTAGAAAAACCGCTTTCACCTATTCTATCTTTATATAAATTTCATACATCTTGACGACGTTCAAGATTATCGTATCTTGTTCTTATATCAATAATATCTTCTTTGGTTAATTTATGTCTTGGATGTGCTTCTCCAACATTACTTTCACCACCACTTGTCATATTATAACCATTATAATATGTGTCATATTTTTCAATATAGAATTCTTCTCGTTCACCAAGCTTTTCTGGTTCACACTCTTCTAATACTTCAAATTCAAAATTTTCAATTCCATATTTTAATATTGCTTGATATAATGTTTTATTACTTTCTCGTTCTCAATTATAACGAGTTTTATGATATTGTCATCTATCTTCAATATGAGTAGATAATCCAATATAGCTATGTTGATTTATTTTGTTTGTTATTTTATAAATTCCTATCATTTTATTACCTCATTTCTTGAGATAATATCGTAGTATTTTCCCACGAGATTATCTTACATTATATATAAATTTTACACATTTCAAACTTTCCTAAAATGTCCAAAATTTTTGTAAGACTCCCTCGTTAGCCGCAAATGCGACCCCTCTGATTAGAGGAAAAGTGCCTAAGGGCCAGACTATCTCTTACCCTTTTAATCTGTTAACCTGGTATTTTCCATCTCTATGACTAGTTCTAAATTCCTCCAGAGCCGCATCATCTTTAAGATATTTATAACCTTTATTTCCAGGTAATGTAATCTTATAAAGCGGAGGCACTCCCGCATATACATAACCATCCTCGATTAATTGCGGGCAGAAGTTCCAGATAAATGTATAGAACAGATTCTTGATGTGCGCGCCATCAACGTCGGCATCACTTTCAATAATAATTTTCCCATATCTCAAATCTTCTGGGCGATATGTGATCTTCATTGTTTTCATATTAACTGTTAATCCAAAAGCGTCAATCATTGTCATAATTTCCGCATTCTTTTGGATCTTATCTAATGTTGCTTTTTGAGTATTAAGAATTTTACCTCTTACTGGCATAACAGCTTGGAAAGAGTTATCTCTTGCTAATTTAAGGTTACCAGAAGCAGAATCACCCTCTGTAATATAAATCTCACAATCTTTACGAGGTTTACCCTTACAATCTGCCAATTTTGAATCAAATTTCAACGCTTTTTCTTTTTTCTTAACTTGTGCACGGGCATTATCACGAGCCTTCTTAGCGGCTTCTCTTGCCTTGCGAGCATTAATAGCTTTATCCGCAATTAACTTAACCTCTTTTTCATTAGCATTCATCCATGCTTCAAGATTGTCAATAATTGCTCTTGTAAAAGGCGTCATATCAATTTTAGTAATTCTTGATTTAACCTGAGCATCATATGCTACTCCTGGCGCTGTGATATTAAAGACAACATATAAGCCTTCTTGAATATCATCGCCAGTTAAGTTTTCATCTTTTTCTTTAAGCCATTTTTTTCCCTTGAAAAATTTGTTAAATTCTCTTGTTAAAATAGTTTTTACTTGTGTGATATGCTGACCTGATTCAGTAAGACCTGTATTAACATATGGAACAATAGTAGAACCATAAGCAGATGTATAGGTCATAACCATATCTATTTTATTTTTCCCATCTGTAAAATTCATATTGAATCTATTATCAATCAATTCTTTGTTTTTTACAGCGTTGTCTACTAAATCATTGATGCCATTTTTTGAAAAATATGTGATTTTATTTCCATTATCATCTAGATTTATTGTTAATCCCGGACAAAGTGCGGTAATGGTCTTACAAAGATCTTTTACTTTAGAAATTTCGACTTCTGTATGAGTAAAAAACTCTTCTGATGGTTTCCAGCAAACTCTTGTTCCGGTTTCTTTTCCAGTTAATTCGTTGCAAGCACCACTTTCTCTTTTATCAAAAACACCTTCAAGAAAACGACAATTTTCAAATTGGTTATCTCTAATAGTTGTAACAGTTAGCCAATGAGATAAAAAAGTAGTAATTTTACTACCAATACCAAAAGAGCCAAGGGAAGTTCCTTCATATGTTCCATCTTCACGATATTTTCCTGAAGTGTTTAAAACACTAAATGCTGCTTCAAGAATGGTTTTTCCATCTTCTCTAAACGAATTAGGGATAAAACCCTGGCCATAATCTCGAACGGATACTATATCTTTTTCAATTTTAATGTCAATTTGATTTCCATGATGTAATCTAAATTCATCAATAGAGTTGGATAAAATTTCAACTAAAAGCTGGGTAGCGTAAGTTGTGTCACCTGCATACACCCCTGGACGAAGTCTTGTAAACTCTAATGGTGAAAGAGATTCAATACTTTTTTCATTATATAAAGTTTTATCTATTTTCTTTGCCATAGATACTCCTTTCATATATAATTATTATATCATATTTAATTAAAAAAGTCAAGATTTTTCTTACTTGACTTACTTCTCTTCATTTTTGTTATTTTCTTTTTCTAATTGTTTAATCAGGTTCTTTAGGAGGCTAATTGTATCTTCTCGCTCAGTAAAAGTTAAATCCATATAATTATCAGGCAAAATTATAATCATGTTATTTGGAAATTTTTTAGATAATTCAGTCCATAATTCTTTTATTTCTTCTTTTGAAAAAGAGGATTGATCTATATAGCATATAACAACAAAATTTTCATCTTTTAATCTTATAAAGGTTTGTTTTAAAATTTTATTTTCCATATTTTGCGTACCAATCCATCAATTCTTGCGTTGGAGATATCCAGCCATCTTCAATTCCTGTTATCCAATATTGAGGATCATCTTTATATTTTGAATTTGATTCCAAATTATTATTTCCTATAAAATATCCTTGATTAGGTATTTTATTTTTAGTATCGCTGTAATACACTTCTTCCGCCGATAATAATCCAGTAGCTAATTTATCAGCTAATTCATTACCTTCTATCCCGCTATGACCGCTACATTTTTCTATTACTATGAAATGATTATTCCAATATAAATCATACATTGGCTTAATAATATCTTTATTTTCTACTGGTTGTTTTTTACTGTTAATCCAACCATTTCTACTCCATATATCTCCCCATTCAGTAATACATTTCATTGCATAAGCGGAATCAGTATAAACTTTATTTGCTCCAAAAATACTATCAGTTCCATATTTTTCGATTACTTTATAAAGAGCCATTAATTCCATTCTATTATTTGTTGTATTTTGAATTTGTTCTGAATAGGTATCTACGATATATCCAGAGTTATCATACACTACATAACCAAAACCGCCTATATTATCTACTCCTTTTTGATTATTAATTCTTGTACTTCCATCACAATAAATTGTATACATATTTTTAAATCTTCCTTTTTATTTTTTTAATTTTTAACGATTTCGGCCTATAATATTATAATAAAAATTTTTCAATTTGTCAATTTTCTATAAAATCTCTTCCTGTTTTTGAATTAGGATGATGTATGGCAAAAATAATAGTTCGTATTAGATGGACACTAAGCCCATGTTTTTTTAATCAATAGTTGGAATCTGGAAAATTTGAGATTTCTGAATAATCATGTATTACAGTTTCATCCCAATTAAATTGTTCGCATAGTTCATTACATAAAAGAATTAATATAGAAAAACAATTCATTAAATATTCTTTATTTTGAAGGTTATCTTCACAAATACAAATATGAATATAATTATCATTTCAGGTCTTTATATTTAGTGGAAAAGTGCGAACTGATATGATATCATCATTTTTATCTTTGCCTATCCAGTAGTGAAAATTATACGATGTATGAATATGGTTTCAATCATTATGTCTGCGGTTTTCACCTAATTGTGAAATAAGACTAGAATAATTTTTATTTTTTTTACTGGGTTGAACGTATCGCCGCAAGAAAGGGTTATTTTGTCCAGAAGAATGAATTATAATTCCTTCTGGTTTTAATGTTTTATGATAAGCTCATTGAGTACTATTTGTCATTAGGCAGATCATTTGAAGCACTCCTGTTTTCTTTTATCTTTTTATGCAGCTGGTCTTTATCATTTATATATTCAAATAAATCTAATTTTAACACAGCTAATTGATGTTTAGCTATTGAAAGATCGTTTTCAAGTAGTTTTATTTGTCTATGTAGCATTTTATTTTCATAGCTTTTTGGATTAAATTGTTTGCTATGTTTCATTGAATAATATAATTGATTTAAGGCTGATAATTTTATTTTTAAATCATCTCTATATGTTTTTGCGGCCTCAATTTGCGCACGCATTTCTGCAATTGTAGACCCCATAATCATGCTTTCAAAATCTTTATCTTCATCTGCGCACCACGCTTCACCAATAAATACTCTACCCATATCATCTTCAGCAAGGCATTTTGCATATCCATCTCTATAGTAAAAAATAGGTTCTTTCATTTTTATAAATCTCCTTAATATAATTATAACAAAAAATATTAAAAAGCGGAAATTCCGCTTATTTATAGCTATGTGCTTTAAAATGTAATTTAAGCGCCGTTTTTTAATTTGTTATTTAGTTTTTCTTTTTCTTCTTCTATACGGTTATTTTCCCATAAAAGAAAGCAGCAAGTAGATATAAGAAATATAAATACAATTATTAAAAAATTTAATAGCCAATAGAAATAAATCATTGCAATGATAACCTTTCTTTAATATCGCAAATAATTTGTTCAATAGGGACTGGAAATCCATTATGCGCGTCTACTTCGCAATGATAGATTAAGCCTTTATCAAAATCCGCAAATGGATCTGTAGTATGTGTGTGACCGCAAAGAGATACAATACCATGTCTTTTTTTCTCATCATCATAATTAGAGCAAAGGGTTGGATAATGTGAAAGATAAAATCCCCAATGACCTTTCTTTATTACATCGGCGTATTTAACATCTATTACATTAATAGTGCGGAACAAATAGGCTTCAGTACGTCTGTCAGTATCATGATTTCCTCTAATAATAAAGATATTTCCATTCAATTGCTGCAAACAGTTTATACCAGCATCCAAATCACCCAACATAACATCTCCAAGATGATAGACTGTATCGCCAAAAGAAACAATGCTATTCCATTTTTGGATTAAATCTTTATTCATTTCTTCAACTGATTGATATCCACGAGGCTGATATATAAATGGTTTATCATGGTAAAAATGAGTATCTGATGTAATGAAAATATTATCCATTTTTAATCACCTCAATTTTTACATTTTCAAGACTTAAAAAGTCATTAACAGAAGGCCGGCGGTATGATGCAAACATGCTTCTGATTGAATCTTTTGGTACTCTTTTCATTCCTTCTCTTGGAGCATTTCTTTCTAAGCAAACTTCAAGAGGCGTTTCGATAGCAACAAAAACAATCTCATCAAAATCATTGCGATTTATATTGTAGAGCAGTTTCCATCTTGAAGAGTTGTTAAGATGTGTAGCATCAGCCCAAATTGTATTGTATTTTCCAATTCCGTTATTGATTCTATTACAAAACTCGTTGAATACTTCTTTTTCTTTTGAGAAATAAGGGATGCCAGGAGTGATCATCGAAAAACGAATTTCATCACGCGATACTATGAGATCTTCTGGCTTCGCATGTTCTTTAATATAGCTGGATTTGCCTGCTGCAGGAACTCCGCACATTATTTTGAGTATTGTCATTTTCAAAATCTCCATTCTCAAATTTTCTCTTAAACTTTTCTATATCTTGTGCCGTGTAACATTCATAGTGATTGACTTCATCCTTACAATGAATACACCAGAGCTTTTTTAAATGCCCTTTGCCTCTCTGCGAAGCCGCATTACGATACACGGGGAGTCCTTCATTACCGCATCTTGTGCAAAAAAATCTGTGTTGTTCAAATCTTGACATTCAATAAAATCACCTCTTTACCTTTCTATATATATATTATATCATATTTTTATTATTTTTTCAATTAAAGTGTAAGGAGTTTGCGGCCGGCGGTTAACACGATCAGTGCAGCCCCAGCCGCAAACATTATTTAAAGAACTCTGGAGGTTGATAATCAGGCAGCAATTTAACAATTCTGCTTAATTGGCAATCATGCTCAATAAAATCGCTAGCATCGAACTGATTTCCAAGAGCTTTGAATCCAAAATAAGCTAATCTATGATCTTTAATAGCTTGTGCTACTGGTTTACGTTCATGTGAATACTCTTCATATAACGCACGAACGTGAATTAAAAAGTTATCAAGTTCCCATTCAAGAGTTTCGATCTGATATTGATAAAATCTAATTTGTGCCGCATAAGCATGATTATGGATATCGATTCTGTCCCAAGAGTTATCTAACGCAAGTTGAACCGCAACTTCTTTAGATAACAAATAAGATCCATTATTCCAATCATGATGTGCGGCTAAGTATTCAGGGGATTTAATTTTAATACGATGCCAATTTTTATCAACAACAACAAAACCCTCTGCATTTACTTGAGAAGGATCGCTATTTAAGGCTGTTGCTGCTTTAATAGCATTATCAAAAGTAGAAATCTTATATTCTTTTGGCTTCTGAATATGAATATCTATATTATACTCTTCGCCAGTTATATTGTTACGAGTCCCAGTATGATATAATTTTATTTCTGGATACTTCACAACAATTCTGTTGTATGGAGAAACTAATTCAAAAATATATGTATAATCATGATTTAATTCATTAAAAGGAATATCCTTATAATTCTTAGCAGAAACAATTAAATCATAGAAAGTTTTATCAAAACCTTGTACATCAGCATCACGGGCATCAATGACTCCATTAGTTGCCCAAATCCATTCATCATTAAACCAATAGAGCTTGATAATAGATCCATCAACTTTTTCTTGAACTCGCGCAGAATCCCAGTCAATAGTATCAATATATGATTCATTATGATTACCAAATTTGCGGAAAGGCCAGCAAACCACTTCCAAAGTATCAATATTGATGATAATGCCTCTTGCTTCTTGCACTATTGGATCAGAAAAATCACAATCAATACCATAATTAAAAATAGCACGATAATCATTTAGAGCAAATTTAATTTTGATATTTTTTGATTCAAGTAATTCTTTCCAATCATTTGGATGATGATTTATGAATTGTGCAATTAAAGATTTCTCATTCATTTTTATCACCTCTTTTTCTTTTTACATATATATTATAACATATATTTTATAAAAAATAAAAAAGAGCGATTTTTACCGCTCAAATATTATTATAAATCAAGAATTTTTTCCTTTAATTGATTAGCACGAACTGGATTACGCAATTTTTGCATTGCCTTTTCTTCAATCTGACGAGCTCTTTCTCTAGTTACTCCAAGAACCTTACCAATTTCTTTTAATGTATGATTCGTTCCATCTTCTAGTCCAAAACGAAGCATAATAACAGTTTTTTCTCTATCTGAAAGAGTATTCAAAATTTCCATAATTGATTTTTTACGTTCTGTTGCCAACCATTCTTCTTCTGGAGTAGAAATTCTCATATCTGGAATGATATCAGTCATATCGGCTTCATCATCGTCGGTAATTGGCTTATCGAGAGAGATAAGACTTTTTGATGCACTTGTATATAAATTAAGTTTTTCTTCAGAGATTCCAGTTACTTCAGCAATTTCTGCATTTGTAGGTTTTCTATTAAATTTTTGATATAATTCTGTTTTAGCTTTTGCAATTTTAGAAAGAGCTTCTACCACATGAACGGGGGTTCTAATTGTTCTGCTTTGATCAGCAATGGCTCTTGTTATTGCTTGGCGAATCCAGTAATGAGCGTATGTTGAAAATTTATATCCTTTGGTATAGTCATATTTATCAATGGCTTTAATTAATCCAATATTACCTTCTTGTACAAGATCAAGAAAAGTAAGACTGGATTTTCCAATATATTTACGAGCTACAGACGCCACCAACCGCAAGTTTGATTCAATGAGTTTATTTTTTGCAGACTCATCACCATCTTTGACTCTTTTAGCTAAATACAGTTCTTGCTCAGGTGATAAAAGAGGGATAGTATGGATTTGTCGCATATAAATTTTTGCAGAATCTGCGACTGAAGAAAATTTTAAATCATCTTCAATATCATCATCAAAATAGGGCAATTCAATTTTAATATTTGCATCATATAGTGCGTTATAGGCTTTTTCAATGTCTTCTTCAGATTCAAAATTTTGAGTAATAATTGAGTCACTAATTGTTTTATTTTCCGCTTTTTTAATAATTTTTTCGATTTTTTCTTCAAATGTCATAATATTCATCCCTTTCCCCTATATTATAATTATATCATATTTTTTTAAAAAGTCAACTGTGAATTAAAATATTCTGAATAATTTTTTCCTAACGGAATTGCTGTTTGAAATAGCATTGTTGCATTTGTTGGTAGATCCCGATCTTTATGATAATGTCCAAAATACCAGTGATTCCATGAAGTATTTTGCGCAATTTGTTCAAGAAATTTTTCCATTGACATATCTACTTTAGATTGATCAACAGATTTTAAAAATAAGTCAGAAATATAAGTATGCCAAGAGATGGGGCAAGTATGAGAGAAGATGAAATCATAATGAGGTTTTAGTGAATTTAAAATATTATTCTGTTCATTTTTGTTTAATTGTTCGTCAGAAAACCACGGATAATTATAAAAAATCCGATATAATTTATCTATTGAATATGCACCCGGCGCAATTAAGATAGAGTGATTATTTATATTATACTCTCCACCTTCGTCTAAAGCATACAGGATTTTTGGATAAGCGTTTTCTACCCAAACAAAATTTTCAAATTGTTCTATTTTGTTCCATTCTGTTGGATTATTTTTTGCCAAAATACTAGGCCGTTCTTCATGATTACCCCGGATACAAAAATAAGTAAAAGGAAGGGTACTTAATTTCTTTTTAAATTTTTTATCGGTATTATTTAAATAAAAATTAGCGCCAACATCTCCTAAAAGAATTAAAAGATTATCTTTATAATTTTTTGATAATTCTTTTTTGTGATGACCATAGAATTGCCGAATTGGGAGCCAATCTCCATGGATATCACCAATTATCCATATATTTTTAAAATTTTTCATTATATCTCTCCATTTCTAGCATATTCTGCAAAAAAGCTGGTATCTATAATTTCTTTACAAATATCATTCAAGATATCTTCAACCTCTTTGTTTGGCGAAGGTAAATCTGGCCGTTGAATATAAGCGTCTGCTATGGTTTTTATATTGGTAGCTGCCGCATCTGCAATAGTAATTAAAGAGCTTTGTCCAAGCTGATTATTTCTTATTTGTTTTATTAAATCTAAAGTTTCACCCTCAGGCCGCAAACATTCGAGATAAGATTTTTGATCTATATATTGTTTAAGATAATATTCCAATCTTATTAAATTTGCCGTATGTTTGGGACTAACTTTACCATCCTCTTGGAATAATCTATTGTAACAATTTAAAGCCATTCCTTTTGTTGTCTTTATTGCTTGAAGAGTATCATATCTTGCAATCAAGTCTCTTTTTTCTATTAATTTTTGCCAAAATTCTTTATATGGTTGATTTATGATGCAGTAATCAGTAAAAAGAATTTCTAATAAATTAATATTTTGTTTTTTTAATTCAGAAAATGCACATCTAATATCTTTAACTGAAATTTGTTCATTGTTATCTGGCATTTTCAATGTTTTGCTATCTCCACGTTTATTTTGATAAATACTGCTTAAAGTTGGGGTAATTAGCATTTTAGTATCCACGTCTGAAGTTTCGGTATCAGTTCCGTAGTTTTGACTTCCAGCTAAAAAAATACCAATTATATTTTCTTCATTATAATTTTGTTTTGCGAAATTATAATGTTCATTTAATCTATCAATTACCAAGGACATCTGGGATCATCTCCTAACTCTTCTATTTCTGCTTGCTTAATTGTTTTTGCATATATATTATTTGAATATAATATATTATTACGATAATGAATATATGAACTTACAGGATTCTTATATAATAATAATATTGTATCCATATATTCAAGAGGTACATTTTCTAGTTCAAAATTACATAATTGAACTAAATAGTATAATAATGTTATTGTATAACATTTATCTGTATTTAAAGAAGGTTCTATTTTTTTAGCTGAATTAGCAATACGGAGAATTTCATATTGCTCATTTGATGTTAAAAATTTTTTATACATTTTTACCTCCTTTTCTTTTTATATTTTAATTTTAATACTTTTTTTTATAAAAATCAAAAAATCCCCGAATAATCGGGGATTTTTATAATCGTAAATACAAATATTTTTTGTATACTGATAAATTTAGTTATATATATTTTTTTATTGGTTATTATTAATATAAGCCGCAATTAATTCATTGATATGTTCATCCGTTGGAATATCAGCGATTGCGGCAGCTCCAATATTTGCTCTAGCTTGTGCTCTTTCCTCTGTTGGTAAAGACTGTGAAGAATATAAAACAATATATCCATGATAATAATCTCACTTATTTGTACCAGATAATTTAAAATTATGATAACCATTTCCATAAAAAGATTCAAAATAGTATATGTCGTCTCCGGTAATAGGGTGAACGGCTTCGGAAACTAGCATAGCATAAACCTGTTGGTCACCATTATCATTATATTTTAAAATTGGAACTTTTTTATCTTTAATAGCATTTTCTAATTGAGCCTTTGTTGTTTTTCCATAAGTAACTCAAAAAATTTCTTGAGTTTCTGTGGAAGAGCCTGAACCTTCACCAGATAGTTTATTTAATTGCGTTGCGCTTAAAACTCCGCCTTTAGTTCATTTTAAATTTGCCATATTTTTCCTCCCTTTTTACAATTGCCTTCATACTCCATTAATTTTTATATAAGTAGCATAACCAGGTCGTCATACACCATTAACTTTTACATATGGAACAGCTTGATTAGATCAAGAATTATTTGAACGTTTTACAATAACGTCAGGATCTTTTATTAAAGTTCATGTTGCCTCATTTTCAAAATTATCTGCGAGACTTCATCCTCATACAACAAGTGAATTATATGCGGAATTAGTCATTTGCGCTCCGCCTGTTAAATATTGGACATTGCCTGTTGCAGCGCCATCATTAGTACCACGCTCTGCTCAGGATTGTTTGTTTACTATATTATAAGTTCCATTTCCAGTATTTCAAAATCCTCATAAGCAATAATCTGGAGTAGTGCTACCTTCTTCTCACTGAAATGTTAAACTTCTTTGAGCATCATTATAACTTGGATCTGTAAAATTACTATGACATGGCGCTAAAACATGTTTAAAACTATTATTACCTAAAAAAGTACTTGTATATCCCTGGACTGCTATGATTTTATACCAAGCTATTGAAGCGGCCCCTATATGCGCAGACGCATTGCCCATATAAATAAAACGAAATTTTGCGTAATTTTGATTTAAAATATTGGTGCTTCCATTTGGCGTTCAAACGCATGCTCTTATAAAACTATTTTCTTTATCATCTACTGAATGATAAGTGCATGCGTATTTATTTAATCCATTATGCATTACCCATATTCCAGTTAAAGAGTCATTATCGATTCAATATCCTGCCATATAAACCTCTTATAGATATCTGATATATATATCGCCATTGGAGCCAGCTGAATTGCTAGGGACACCAGTGCCATAACCGATGTGACGTAGATTATAATCGCTATTTGGACTATGAGCTTGAGATTTTAATTCGTTACTATCTGTTCTATAAAGAAGTCATCCAGTAGTCCCTCAATCATATATTCCTCTATTTCCAGATGTTCCAGTACCAATATGTAAACCAATAAAATATGAGCCAGCTCTTAATGAAACCATTGGCCCTGCTGTTGCAGTATCTGTTTCTGAGCCAACTTGTATATCATGCTTAACATATAGATGACTTCCTGTTTGCACTCTTCCTTCCCATGCGGTGGCATCTTTGTTTAAATATAGAATACTTTGAGCTCCGTTATTTTGAACAAAAATTTCATTACCATCTAATTGCATATTTGTGCTGTTTAGCGGACCTATTCCAAAAACTGCTACGCTAGTTCCATAACCCGCGTCTGATGGATTAGTCAAATGCAATGTTGAATTAGAAGTAGCAGCTTCATTTAAAGTAGTAGTGCCGTTTACTATTAAATTATTATTTGCGGATAAAACCCCATTTATAGATAAAGCTCCTGTTAAAGTTCCACCAGTTAATTTAAGATATGAGGTATCAATAACATTACCATTTTGATCTCATTTTGCTCTTAAATCATAAAGAGTGCCATCTATAGTTATCTGTTTAATATATGCCATATTTTCCTCCTATCTATAATTTTTTTCAATGATCATTTATTTTTACATAAGTTGCATAAACCGGTTTTCATTTATTGTTAATTTTTACATAAGTTGAAGTTTGAGTTCGTCATTTATCTTTTACTTTAATAGCATTATCAAAATATCTTATCATATGTTAAGAACCTAAGGTGGTATTAGAAGAAAGACTTGATCATTTTTGCCCGTCAACTATATTGTAATTAGTATTATACGTTTCTACAGCAGATAAATATTGAACATTGCCAGTTGTCTATAAGTTACAAGTTATTCTTCCGTAACTGGTGTGCCATCAGCATAGTAATGTTCGTACTGACTGCCTTCAATCTGCTTCCATGTGATAGTGCCGTATCCGTCAATCGTTGCCCACCTTGATGCGCTCTTATAGTCAAGTGCCGTGCCATCTCCAAGATGGTCATACAGTACTTTAGGGATATAGATTTCACCGCCAGTACCACCGCTTGCGAAAGGTGTATTGTTGAAATTATTTATATTTCCATTTGTGCATATTCCATTCTCACGCCTTAGAATGAGAGCGGTCAATTTCACGCAACCTGAGAACTCACCATTAGCTAACTTAGTGGTGCCTAAATCAACCTTCTCAAGTGATGTGCAATTTTGGAAACCATAGTTGTTCATACCAACAGCATTGCCAATATGAGGTAGCGCAATGTTAACTAACGATTTACATCCACTAAACATATACTGACCGATTGAAGCACTCGGCATATAAACATCTGTAAGACTTATGCAACTATCAAATTGGTGACCGCCGCTTCCTGTACCTTTGATATTCGGTATTGAAACGCTTTTGAGGTTTGAGCATTTTGCAAAAACATAAGAACCAGCACCGCCACTATATGTGCTTAAAGATGTAACACTATCTGAAGAGAAGGATTCAAGAGTAGTGTTATTATAGAAACAGTAAGGAAATAAACTTTTGACATTATTAAATACAATATTTTTTTCATCATAATATGTATGGTTAAAGAAGTCTTCTATTGAAGATCCTCCAGAAGGGATATCTTCAATAGCTTGCGCCATCTCGCTAATCTTATAGGTTTCTTCTGTTCCGTTCTTTGCTCTAATAGCATCAGCAATATCTGTTAAATGCTGTCCGTTAATTAAAACATTACTCATATTAGTACTCCGTTTCCTCGGCATTTAAGCCGTTAACATAGTCTGCGATTAAAGTTTGAACCTGAGCCAGAGTAGTTACATCATTAGCATTAACTGCCTGTGTCCCTACTGTGAGTTTACCAGCTAACACTTCATTTCCATTTCAATCTAATGTTCTTGCATTTGATCTATTAACATCATTTGTACCATTACCAATAATTTCCGCACTTGTAGAATCTGGAATACAATATTTACCGCCAACATGTTGGCTGGCACCGATTGCTACATTACCAGTACCTTCTACATGAGAATAATTACCTCTGGCATTACCCTCTACTCAAGCGAAATTCTTATCAGTAATCGCATTTTCTGCGTCTAGCGTTGTATTTAACGTAAGTTCTGTTATATTGTCTCCAGACTTAGTAATATTAGTAACTTTAGCTACCGCACCATCAGAGCCGGAAAGAATAAAACCAAAAGCACTGGAAGCTCTTGTATAAGGATAAACTTCTAATGGAGTTGTTAGAGTATAAATTAGTGTATTGGCGGTTCCATTGAGATTTACGCTATGAACTACTCCACCACCTTCAGCATGAGATCCCATCCCAATACTTACATTTTGATATCCTTCTACATGGCTATTGATACCAACTGCTGTGTTATTGCGACCTTCAGCATGGGTAGCAGAACCTTTAGCACTAGTGCCTCATCCTTCTGCATATGAAGGATTGGCTTCTGCTTTTGTAGATCTTCCTATAGCTGTTGAATTTATAGCTGAAGCAACATTATTTTCAATATCATTTATTATTATCGCATTTTCAGTAGTATCTTTTGCGTTCTTAATGATGCTATCATCTAATGCTTGTTCTGCGGTTTTGGCTCTGTTTATCTCAGCAGTAAGCTCATTTTCTACATTATTAATTGATGTATTCATGCTGTTTGCTACTGAATTAAGTGCTGAAGATGGTACCGCATCAATATTTGTTCTAGCCTGATTTTTTTGTTCTAAAGTAAGATTTTGTTCTATATAAGCTACGCTATTTAAATCATTAGCTGTTAATGCATCTCCTAATATTACATGTCCTAAATTATCGTTTCCCACTTTAACTGCAGCTGCAGCAGTTGTAGTTGTTGATGGATGAATATAAACTGTATCTGTGAATAAAGCATCGCTTGGAACACTTTTGCCAATAGTAAATCCACTTGTTTTTGTTTTACCAGTAACGCCATCGGCTATTAAAACTTGTCCATCTGTAAAAGTATTTGCGCCTTTAAACAATGCTCCATCTATGTTATTTTGGATGACATTTCAATGATCATTTGATGCTGTTGCTCCATCAGTAGTACAGATTAATAAATCACCAACTTCACAAATTTGTCCTACATATGTACCAGTTGTTCCAATTCGATATGTTCATCCAGCTTGGTGAATTGACGGTACTTCAGAAGGTGAATTTAAAATTCCTTTAAAAATTATTGCGTCACTCATGACAAAGGCATTATCTACATACTGCTTAGTTGCAACATCCATATCATTAGTTGGGCCTGTCCCTACTGTAAGCTTGCCGGAAAGAACTTCATTACCGTCTTTATCCAGTGTACGGGCATTAGAACGAATCAGATTACTCGTACCATTTCCTATTATCTCTAAGCTTGTACTATCTGGGATATTATATTGACCTCCTACATGTTGAGAAGATCCAAGAGCAACGCTACCTAATCCTTCTGTGTGAGACTGTGCGCCTCTGGCTTGCGGCATAATCCATATAAATGAAGTATTAGTAATAGCCGCTCCTGCATTTAATGTTTCATTAACTGTAATAGATGTAACGTTATTACCAGATTTAGTTATTGCGGTTATTTTTGCCTTTGTAATTGTATTATTAGCTGTGACATATCCAAAAGTTGAGCTACTCATAGACCATGGATATATTTCTACTGGAGTAGTTAAAGTGTAAGTAGTAGCTCCTGCATCTCCATTAAGTTTAATAGAATAAAATACTCCGCTACCTTCTGCATGGGCGTACATTCCAGAAGCCATAGTATTAGAGCCTTCTGTGTGAGAAGCTAACGTACCAGAAGCTATTGTGTTATTTCCTTCTGCATGACCTGCGCCAACTGCGGCAAGTGTATTTGTACCCTCGGCATGAGCGTAGTTTGAACTTGCCTTAGTTCTATAGCCTTCCGCATGAGATGCTTGGCTTGTGGATTCACTTCATGAACCTTCCGCATGGGAATTCTCACCAGATGCTAAAGTACTCCAACCTTCTGCTATTGAACTCGCGCCAGAAGCCTTAGTACCAGATCCAAGAGCAATAGCATAAGCACCTAAACTATAAACTCCCGCAGTTTCTGGATAAGCTGATAACTGTCTTAGACTTTTTTCAGCAGATCCATCAATTATGTTTTTACTAATAAAGAGATTGTCTTTTACTTGGTTCTTTTGGTTTTCTGTTAATGTCTGTGCTGTTGTGTGCACTGAAGTGTTATAGTTCTGGCTAATAGCTTGACCAAGCGCACTTGTAGCACTACTTAAAGCGGTATTAAAGCTATTAGCAAGGCTATTTAAATCTGTAGTACTTGCAGCACCGATATTTGCAGGAGTAATCTCTAAATTTGTCCTTGCGGTTGCTGCATCTGTAGCGCCGGTGCCTCCATTCGCTACAGACACAACACCATCTATATTACCAGCTAAAGTAGCATAATTGCTTTCTTTAGCATAAGCAGTCATATCAATTCGATCTCCTTCTGGAGAATCGAAATAAATTTTACCATTTTTTGTAGTATCATCTGTGGCAAAATACACAGTTCCATTATTTATACCAACTTCATCGGTAGCACCATTGTCTATTTTAGACAAATCGCCAGTTTTAAATTTAATTAGTGTATCTGGCATATGTTACCTCCTTTATTTGATGTTATTTAATTTGTTTTGCACTGCCATCAGAACCTAAAACAATATTTGCGGTAAATGTTTTAGAAGCATCCATTGCTCCAGATTTTTCATCAAGATGATAGAAATTTTGTTTAATTAATTGTCAACCTGTCTGCATAGCACCAGAAGAATTGAAATAGAATCAATTAGTTCCTTTAGACCACTTTAATTTTTGCCAGCCAGTCAACATTTCTCCTTTTTCATTAAAATAGAACCAGTTAGTTCCTTTAGATCAGTTAAGTTTCTTTCATCCTTTAACCATAACATCGTTTTCATAATAATACCATTTATTGTTCTGTTGGACTCATCCATATTTAGCTCTGGTTAAAGAAGCAATGCAATCTAAGCGAATACCAATTCAGTCAGTAGCCCATTCATATGGAACTGCGCCAATAGGTCTACGATTAATTGGTTCTCCATAATAAGTGTAAGCGTGACCAGAATCAAACATGTAAATATAATTTGCGTCACGTTTGCCTACGATATTTGTATGCGCAATATGTGGCATCCAATTATCTAAAGTTGTGCGAGAAGATCTATTTGCGATTGAACCACCTTGGGTATAAAGTAATACATCACCAGGCTGAAGATCTCTCGCATTTTTAATTAATTTATATCCATAGCCTTTTGATTTATATGTGGCTGGAGTATAAGCAGGATCTGCCATATCTCTTGGAATTAATCCTGCTTTTTTTAGGGCTTGTTCTACACCTTGACCGCAATTAACTACGGCATAGTATTTATTAGGATTACTGAGCATTTCATCAATGCCTGGCAAATCATTACCATTAGCAAACCCATTAATACCATAATTTACGTCAAATCTTTTTGTTGGCTGTTTATTAGGATAGAAACGTGTTTTTCCTCCATCATATGCTTTATACATATTTTCATCTCATGTTCAGCTACATCCATTGGAGTAATCAACACCCCAAATTTGATATAGTCCTCAAACATAGTTTAAAATATCATATAATTCAGCCATTGATTTTACTTTTCCTGTAAAATCAGCATATTTTGTGAAAACTCCACCAAGAGATTTAACATAGGCTTTATATCCGCCTTTTTTAGCAAGATACGCGTTAACTGTATCTGCATTAAAGTCATTTTTATGTGCGTCAATTATTTTTTGCACATCTGCATCTTGTAAAAAGAAATCAGAAAATCCCATAATTATTTCCTTTCTAATGCGCCGTTCGCATTAAAATAACAAGGTACTGTTTGATTTCCGGTTAACATGCAACCATTGTTATCGAAATAAAATCAGTCTGTTCCTTTTGATCATTTGAGTTTCTGCCAACCAGTTAGCATCTTCCCTTCTGAATCAAAATAGAACCAGTTTTCTCCTTTGCTCCAAGACAATTTTTGTCAGCCTTTTACTTTTGTGTTATTTTTATAATAATATCAATACCCTGACTCTTTTCTTCAACCTGTTTTAATAGAAGTTGAATAATTTTCAGATTCACAATATTGAAGTTTATCTTTACCTAAGCTATAAGAAGAAACTTTACTAAATGATTTATTAACATACATAACTTGAAGAATTTTTAATTCTCCATTCATTCTTCATGTGCCATCAGACCCTTTATATTTTGTGGTTTTTATACCTTCAGCGACTTCTGCATGTATATGATTTCCTGTTGCTCATCCTTTAACTCCTTCTTCATACATTGGAGTTCCATTTTCATATATTTTTCCAACAATTGATTTAACATATTTTTGCTCAGAATGAGTTAAAGCTAAAGTAACAATCCTATCTTTACCATCTGCACAATGTACTTGAGTGGTTTTACCATTTTCATCTACTGGACAGAAAAAGTATGTACCATTTCCCCAAGGTCCAGCCATGCATTTTCATCGACCTTGCGCATATCAGAAATCAATCCCAACATCAGAACCAGCCATATCAATTGCTTGATTTGGATGGCTTAAGTTACCACCTGGTAATTGAGTTAAATTTATAGTTTTCATTCCATAACATAAATTATACATATAGAATATTCTCCTTTCTAAAAGGCTTTCTTATCTCTCTATATTAAAAAACTATATGGAGATTTTACTATTTCTGGCCAAGAGTGACTATTGTGATAAAAATTTCCCTATATGTATTTTTTGGCGGCAACGGCCGTTCACGCTGGCTTTCAAAAATAAAATACCCTTTATATAGAGGTATTGTGTGTTAAAATTAACCAATGAAGATTATTTATAAAGATTTTTTTATTATCTATGGAAAACTCTGCATAATTATTTTTTATATTACTGATGCTAATT